AAAAAACTGGTATTCCTATACATATTTTTATAAGCTACCACACTCTTTATGGTTTCTAATTTTGATTCGAAATTCAAGAGCCAGAAATATTTACATGTTCCATATCCTCATGGACCTCTTGAGTCACACGGGTGAGTGGTCTATCGAACCTTTTTATCCGATGGGTCCGGCGATCCACGGAATCTGGGACCCTGTTGTGTGGGTCTAACGGTTCATGATGGCCATTTGTGCTACGCGGTTTGTTGAAATCATGGGTCTGTTACGGGAAGTTAACAACATTTCCATCATCCGCGTCTGTTGGGCCAGCTGTTTTTCAACAAGAGCCATCTGTTCCTTTTGAGTTTGGCGGGCCATACGGGCTTCACCGTACCGTAAAATACTGGAAACAAGATACGTCACGATGAACATGGCGACTATGAATTGTCCATAGGCCGATGCTGTAAACTGGCTCAGTGCCACGGCCGTAGTTGCGGTTCCTGAACCGGTCGCAAGCGCGGTAGTCAACAGAGCACCCTGCTGGGCAACCTGAGCCGCAGCCGATTTTTCCTTTAGTTTAAACGCATCGTACCAGTGACCATTGCGAGTAGTTTTAGGAACCGCCACCGTCTTTCCCGGTCCGTAACCAGCCGCTCCGGCAAAGTTGACCATGGCGCCAACCGGCCGCGTCGCGACAATGAGCAAAAGAGCAAACAGTGTAAGCCCCATGCGGCCCTTGCGATAGAACGTCATGGGTGTCGTCGAACGCAGCGCCCCACGGGCCTGAGTCCTGGTCATTCCCAGTATACTCTCCTTGTTAAGGGAAATGCGACCCGGGGCGCTTGTAGCGCGTCTAGAAACCGCGACGCGGCTTCTGGAGGTGCGTGAACCACGCATTTCCTTGAGTGAAACCATTAACATTATAGTTTATTTTTTTTACCGCCCTGAAAGTTCCCTGTAAAAGTTTATATTCAGGGTTTTCAGCATATTGATGTTGGAACGTCTTCCCGTATCACCGGCACTGAAATACGCAAAAGTATTCTCATTGAAAATTCCCGGAGTTCCACGACGGGCGTAGTTTTCAGCCGCACTCGCACGGGTTCTGGCACCCATGTGCTTTGACCGACCGAAATCTATAATTTTCACGTTTTTCACCTGACCCGTGCCCTTGTTGACGATGACGTATGCGTTTTCCCAGTGAAGATTCGAATGGGAAACGCCGAGTCGGTGCATGGCCATCACCTTGTTGTAAATCATCTTGTAAGTGGGCATATTAATCTTCCGTCCTGGCTGACTGTTAACATAGTTGTTGACGCTCATGAAATTGTTGGTAGGGCTCTGCTTCAGATGATTCATCACGTGAATTGCAATCTTGTTCACGTTGTTTCTGTTTTTGAAAATCTTGGACGCCAATTCACGATTAATATTGATAACCTCGTAGTTTCTGCTCCGCGGGGCGATTCCCTGTGATCCCAGAAGGGTCTGGAATCTCTTTTCAGCGTTGCTATTACCCGAGTAAGGGGTGACCTTGACCACCACATTCGCGCGGCTCGTGGAAAAGACGGCGCCATTCGCAGATGGGGTCCCTATCCGCTTCAGGATTTTTCCGTAATTCCATTCTGGAATTTTGTTATGAATTGTGTAATGGAGTGCACGGGCGTCCGGTTTCTGGGAACGTGCCCAATCGGGGAGGACGTAGGACTTGGCCGCACTTAACATTTATATTTACTCCGAAATTAACGACGCGTCTTGAACGACTTGGCATACTTGGTGCGGATCCACATGGCGTCCTGCTTGTAGATGCGGGACGCGCGGGGCAGGGTGCGCTTGGTCAGGGTCCCTATGGCCTGAAGACGGCGAAAGACGGACAGGGGAGCCTCCTTACCCTTGCTGATCGCCTTGCTCAGCGCCTTGTAGCGGTTCGTCTTGGCCTCGACCGGGTGGTACCCGTACGAGGTCAGCATGCCCTTCTTCAGCCGGCCGATCAGCTTGGGCCCCTTGCCGATCGCCCCCACGTCGTAGGTCGGCATCGGTTTCACGCGGGTAAAGCCCGCCTTCCGCATGTACGTGTAGGACTTGCGACCCGGGATCGCCTTGACGGTAATCTTCTTGGGGGTCCGGTGCATCGTGTAACCCGAACGGATTATGTGCCTCATTTACTAATCGTCGAGATTTTTGTCCAAAGACGAAGAGTTCTAGACCGTCCGCGCCAAAGTCAAATATATCAATGTCATCACTTTCTATAAAGTAACTTTGGTACGGATAAGTGTGCCTCAGCCGCATGACCCCTGCGAATATATCACCTATGTAAGACGGTAGAGAGGCCGAGGGACCACTGGGTGAAGGTGAGATGTGGCGGATCGCAACAACCTCGTGGAGCGGCTTGGTGACGAAGGGCAGGCCGGGTAGGGATTCTTGAAAGCCTCCATCCACATAGCGCCAGTCCCCAATTTTGACGCTCGAGAACAGGAAGGGGACGGCGATCGACGCACAAATCACATCGACGACGCTCGTGCCTGGATGCGTCTCGTGTGAAAAGTAGACGGTCTGTCCGCGATCGGTGCAGAACGCCGACATGTAGAGGGCCACGGGACGCCTGTTCCACAACTCACCAAAGGTCATGTCCCTCATTTTAAATTTTTTAAAAATTGCATTGGACAGGGCCCGTCGGATGTTGTGCATCGGCACGAGTCCAAAATTATTTAAAAAATTTTTTATATTTAATTTCATGAGTTTGGCAATCGGCACCTGAAGTGCAAAGTCGAGAACGTCCGGGATGGACCCGTCAAACAAGACCCATAGAAACCCGAGGATCGCACCCGCACTCGCCCCACTCACGCCCTGGACCCGACTCAGATCCATCTGTGACAGTTGTCCTAGGAACGCATAAAAGGCCATCGCCCCCGGCCCTATAACGAGCCATTTCATTGCTCAATAATAAGTAGGAAAGGCAATTCTTAAATACGAAAATATAAAGAGGAAGATGACGCCCTTGAGGACCACGACGATGCTTGCGTCGACGGGCACGGGCACGGCGCCGAGGAGGCCGGACAGGACGCCAGTCACGATGATGTCAGTACGGGTTAGAGTCAGACGGAGGATAAACTTGATGATGATCCATGAGATGAGCGGCACGAGCAATGCGGCATATTCCCGCGTTTGATCGAGCGCTTGGACCACCATGAATACAGTCGCAGGCACAGCCACCTTGGGAGCGGCCAAGTCGAGCATCTTTTACTAGTAGAGCTGGATATAATGTTCGAGCCAATTCTGAAAAGCCTGTGCGTCCAGTTCAGACGCTAGATTGAGGTTCTTCCATAGAGCCACAATGGGCATCTTGAGGTTTACATCCTTCCACCACTTGTCCTGGTTATGCAGGAGGTCGCAGTATTCAGCCACTCCATAGCGCGCCAGAATCAGGGCGTGGTTGTCCCACGCGAAACCCTGGATACGGCACACGTCTGCGTAAATTTCATCACAATACATAGCCTCCCAATCCTCTGGATGGAGGGGCTCAGGGCTCTCTTCACGATCGGGGTCCGAGTCGGAGTCGTTGTGACCCGATCGCCTGAACAGAGCGTCGCGTGAGTACTCGTCACCGAGACCCATTGTTTACTTGTTTGTTTAGGGTTCCTAAGCCTTAAGCCCGCTTACCGAAACCGAAGCCACCTCCTTGACGGGCTGAGCTGCGATGATGGCCAGAAGGGCACCATCGGTCCGGGCCGCATCCTGCTCGAAATAATTCATAAGACCCACACGGATAACATCCTTGGTGATGCCACCCTTGGTCTTTTTTGTCTTGAGGTTCACCTTGACCTTGTCCTTGACCTTGACGGTGTCGATATCGTTCTGAGCCATGTGGGTCGTCACAAACTTTTTGAGTTCTTTTTCACGTTTATTGAGCACGGCGAGGTCCTTGCGGGCCGCCGAGAGCTGCGTCTTGAGAGTGATCCATTCGTTCATAATCTGGGCAAAGTCGGCCATCTATTATTTACCAAGCACTTATTTAACCAAGGACTGACGCAACTAAGCGTACTCGGGGCTGATCTCGAAACGCGGGCGCATCGTGTCAGGGGGGATCGTGCTGAGGTTGAAGATGCTGACGGGGGCGCGGGGGTTCGTCGGCTCGCTGCGGAACTGCTGGTTGGCGTTGCGCAGGACACCGCCGATCGTCTCGGGGTAGCCAATCTGGCTGCGCGGGTCCAGGTAGTTCTGGCCCTGAAGGATCTGGTCCGGGGCGAACTTGCCGAAATCCTCAGTCACCGCCACCTCACGGGGAATGAGGCCTGCTGCGGACACGTCGTACGAGGCGGCGCTGCCGTCCACTGGAGCGGCGTTCAGAGTCATACCCGGGCGGGCCAGACCGTCGCCCTGGACGCCACCGGCCGCCTGTGCGAAGAAGCTCATCTGGGGTGCGAAC